CTCCGACTGCCAGCACCCAAAGGATTTTCTTTCTGCTGTGAAATTTTCGCGTTTTTCCCAATGATTTAGCCCGCATAAACGACACAGCCGTCCGATACCGTACAGAACCCTCGTCGGTCGCGCACACCGCCCTCGACACCCTGCCCGGTAGACCCGCCCAAGTTTATTTTCCCGGCAGACCTGACACGCCGTACGGTCCCACATTTATTTTCAACGACCTGGCACGGGTTCCCACCGCCGCGACATGCCCAAAACCCCGCCCCAACGCGATGCCCAGCGTGACGCCGATTACCGCCGCCTGTACAACCTGACCCTGTCTGACTACAACCGGATGGTCCAAGCACAGAACGGGCGGTGTGCCATGTGCCGCGAAGAACCTCGACCCAACCACGCCGGCAAGGTCCACCGGCTGTGTGTCGATCACCGGCACGGCTCGGACCCCATCCAGGTCCGCGGTCTGCTCTGCCACCCCTGTAATCGCTTTATTCGGGCGTGTGACGACTCGGTGGACCGGCTCATCGCGCGGCGGGACGCGGTCGTGCGGCAGACCGCGCGGGGTATCGCGTATTTGACCGGGTTTCCGGGCGTGCCACGGTAAGGACTACCGCATAAATACCAACGTGCCCAATTCTATAAATACCGTCACGGCTCAGGACGCGACCCTCATTGACGCAGAAGCCGTGGAGCCTGATTCCACCCACGCTCCCACAGCCCTTTCGCCGGCCAACGTGGCTGTGCCGCCTACGGCTCTCCAATCCTCGCGTTCTGAGTCTCCTGACACCCTCACGCCCGAACAAGCCGCCGAAGCCCTCCAGCTCGCCCTTGATCCCAAAGCCGACTCCACCGCCGACCAGATCTTTGACGAGTTCGGCCCCGGCAAACAGACCAAGGGCATCAAGGTGCGCGAGCTCAGCCACTACGAACAGATGCTCGTGCTCGAGCTGTATTACAAGAAGAAATTCAACCAATGCAAGGTCGCCGCGATCCTGCACTGCCATCAAGCCACGATTTCTCGAGTACTCGCCAAGTATGCCGACACATCGGTCTTGGCGAAGCGGACCCTGTCAGCCGGCGCGCAGCAGATGGCGGAACGAGTCGTCAAGGACGCCAAGCCCAAGGAACTCATCAAGGTGCTCAAGGGCATCAAGACGCCAGATGGTATCCGAGTGTTGGAGCCGGAACGGGACTACGGAGCCGGTCACGGCGGGCAACCCGTCAATCCCATCTATGTGGGCGTGAAAGTGGAAATTGATTAGGCACTGCGGGGTCTAAACCCGCGATACACCCAAACAATCGTAAACCACGTCGAGAACAGACCAAAAGGCGGGAGCAACCACAACATCAGGGCATCACGAGCGGCTCTGACCCGAAGAACATGCGCCACGGTAGGAATGCCTGAAAGGTCAATATGTGACATGTCAAAAATAGGCTCAGTCGGTGGTTTCCAATTATCCGACTTAGAGGCGTCTGGAATCTTTGACAACCAATCTGGTATTGGTGCGCCATTCTTGTCGTAATAGACCGGCTTATCAGGCACAAAACTGGGTGGCAGAAGGTTGCCATTATCATCCAAGTAACGATTCCTAAACTTGGCAATTTCCTGTTCAGACTGCCGCGAGTCCGCATCCGGCCAACGCTGCCAGGTGATGACGCCGACGTACAGCGTCCAGACACCCATCGACACGACCGCAAGCCGCTGCCATCCGTTGAGATTATTCACCGTCACGGCTCACCACCCTATTTGCCGCCTAGCCTGACCTCATCAGGATGCCTAAGTCAACCACCAACACACAAGTCACCCCACAGATAGACTTCCGTACGCTCTCCGTGATGGGACCGCCACACACCCACTCCCGGTGCTGTTGGTGTCACGCCGCGTTGCGTCCGGTCTGTGACGGCAAGTTCTGGCGCTGTCCCACGACTGCCTGTTTTACCCGGCAGCGGCAGTACTGGGTGGTTGGGGCGACGGCAGTCCTGTTCATCCCGACGCCGATCCAGACGGTCCTGTTTGAAGCCGTCGCGCCGCTCGATGCCGCCGGCAACGTCCTGCCGAGTCCCTATCTCAACATCCTGTTTGGCGGCTCTCGCGGTAGCTCCAAATCCTTCGCCCTCCGCTGGCTCGCGCATTGGCTCTGTCTCAAGCTCCCGGGCTTCCAGGTGCTCATGTTGCGCCGGACCCTCCCCGAACTCGATAAATCCCAACTCAAGAACATCCGCCTTGAAGCCCCGTTACTCAACGCGGTGCTCAATTCCAAGTATGAGTTGGCGTACCCCACGACCTCACAGATGACGTTCGGGCATTGCGCCGAAGTGGGCGATGAAGCCAAGTATCTGTCATCCGCGTATGACCTCATCATCTTTGACGAGGAAACGACCTTTGAAACGACACAAATACTCGATATCTCGACCTCGGCACGACCCTCTGAACGGACCCCGAAAGGCTGGAATCCGCTGGTGGTGGGCGGCACAAACCCCGGTGGCATCGCGGGACCGTATTGTAAGGGTGTCTACGTCAGCAAGATGGTGGACCCGGCTGAGTACCCGGACTACACCCCGTCCGAATACCTGTACATTCAATCCATGTTAGAGGACAACCCGTTCCTCGATACCGCGGAGTACGAGAAGAACCTCAAGAAACTCGGTCCCTTGAAATACAAGCTCTGGCGCATGGCGGACTGGGACGCCACCGAAGACCAGTTCTTTGGAGAGTTTCGAAAGCAAGACATCACGGACGATCACGGGCAGATCCACATCGCGCACGCGACCAAGCCAGAGGACGAACCAGACACCCACACGATCGAGCGGTTCTGTTCGCTCCATTGGGGCTTGAAGATGCCCGGAGTCTGCTATTGGTGGTGTTGCCTGCTCGACGGCACCTTCTATATTGAGGATGAGTACCGCTTCGAGGACACCCTCGCGAAGTACGTCGCGACGGAGATTCTTCGCCGTAACACGCGCCGCAAGATCACGATCCGCCACGTTGTCGCGGGCGATGAGTTGTGGAACCGACGCGGTCAAACCGGCGAGTCCTTGGTGGAAACGTTCCGCACCGCTGGACTCCCAATGGTCCGCAGTAAGCACGACCGCGTGATCGGGTGGAACCGCGTCCGGGCGTTACTCGATGACAACGAGGACGGGATTCCGTGGCTCCGGTTCTCGAAGACCCGGTGTCCGTCTGCGTGCCTGACAATCCCCGCGTTGATGGGTGACCCGACGCACCCGGAGGACATCATCCGCACCAATGACATGTGCGCGAATGCCATCCGGTACGGTGCCATGTCACGCCCATACCCAACCCGCAAGACGAGCCTGGAGATTCCCCGCGAAGCCCTCAAAGGCAAAGCCGGGTACTGGCGCTACGAACTTGAGGACGAGCCACGCCATCACTACGGTGGCGATTACTGGCATCGCTGAGATTTTCATAAATACAGGAATATGGCTAAACGCAAGAAACAGACTGACTTGTTCATGTCCAACGCTCCGCAGCCGGCTCTACCTGACACGCCAGATGAGACTGACACGCCGGCCGAGACTCCAGCGACCGATGACGTGATCCCGCTGCCCGCCAAGGGACCGAACAGCTACAAAGAATGGCTGTCCCGCATCAAGCAATCCCAAAAGACGATTGAAGAATTGCAACCCGAGTGGGACCGCAATCAGCGGCGATATCTCCTGAAGAAGCGTAGCAGCCAGCATGAGGAAGAGCTGCTCGTGCCGAGTCTGTTCACGAATGTGGAGCAGAAGAAATCCCAACTCACGGCACAGAACCCGTACGTGGTGGTCCGTCCACAGCATCCCGACTCCGCACAAGCGGCTCCGCTCATGGAAGCCGTCATCAATGAACAGTTGGGTGCCGCGCAACCGTACGGCGTCGATGTGATGGTCATGTTCGAGGAAGTCCTCTCCGATGCCCTTGTGCCAAGCGGCATCTTCGCCTGCCACGTTGGGTACGAGTCCTTCATCGATGGCACCAAAGAAGTGCAGACCGGCACGAAGCCTGACCCGAAATGGGTTGCTCCACCGCCCGCGCCCGTCATGCCGGGAATGCCGCCAGCGCCACCACCGCAACCGCCGATGGTGCCGGTGATGACCACGATTCCCAACGTGGTGTTTGAGCGGTACTACATGGATCGGCTGTCGCCATCCAAGCTCTTGATTCCCGAAGATTTCAGACAATCGGACTATGACCGGGCGGCATGGCTCGGCTTCGAGTTCACGATGGATTTCTATCTGGCGAAGCGCAAGTGGAAAGCCATCCCCGATGATTTCGATAGCTTTGCTGACGATGACGACCGGCTCATCAACGCTGATGGTGACGGTCGCAGCAAGGTCAGCGACAAGCGGAAGATGGTCCGGGGTTGGATGATTTACTATCACTCGGCTGTCTTTGACAAGTCCGTGGTGCACCCGTACGCCCAACGGTGTTTGGTCCTGTTGGAAGGCTTGAAGGACAAGCCGGTTTATCACAAGGACTCACCGTTTCAGTGGCAGAACGACGACAAGTCCCTTGGCGGCATGATGGGCTTTCCGGTGCACATCGGGGCACTCCGGTATGTGTCCGATTCGTGCTTTCCGCCGTCCGATGCCAGCATGAGCCGCTACCAAGACGAGGAAATCAGCGACGGGCGCTCGATGATGAAACTCCAGCGCAAGCGGAACATTCCGATGCGGCTGGCGAATGTGTCGACCCTCAAAGAAGGTGGATTGTCAAAAGTCGAGCGGGGCATTTGGGGCGCGGTGATTCCGTTGGACGGGGAAGCCTTCGCGGACGGGGCGATGCCCATCAAGGACGTGCAGCAGACCACGTATCCCCAAGAGAATTTCACGTTTGACAACCTGGCGAATCGGGACAACCAGGCGACATGGGGTTTGGGTGCCGCTCCGGGCGGATCGATTCCCCAAGGGACGGCGTCCACGTCGGCTACGCAGTCTGGTGCGGCTCAGGCGAGCTCGGCATCTCGGATCGGCCGCGAGCGCAACAAGCTGATGGGCTGGTATGCGCGTGCCTGCGAAAAGCTCGCCGTTCTGTACCAACATTTCATGACCGATGACCAATACGTCCAGATGCTCGGACCTGATGGAGCCAAGGTGTTGACCGCCTGGAACAAGGAGAGCATTCAAGGGAAATTCGGTTTTTCAATTCTGCCGAACTCCAGCATCGACCTCAGCGAGCAGCGGTCAGAAGAACTCCAGTGGTACAACATGGTTGCCAAGTCGCCGGACATTGACCATCGGGCGCTCGATACCGAACTCGTCAAGTCTTTCGGGCGTGATCCGGCAAAACTGATTACCCCGCCCCAGCCGCCACCGACGCCGAAGCCAGAACTGCCGCATGGCATCACGCTGAATCTCGATGACAAGGCGCTGAACCCGCTCAATCCGTCGTTCCCGCTCATCATCTCGCTGTTGGCGTTGGCGGGCGTCAACATCCCGGCAACGGCTGTGGCACAGGCACAGAAGCAAGCGGCTGCGACCGGGCTACCGACTGCCGCGTCAGGCGATGTGGTCAACGGACAAGTGCCGCCACCGCCACCGGCTCCGGGCGCTCCACTCGCGCCAGGGGCACCGCCCGGACCAGTCCTGCAACACGCGGGCGCACCCAAGGCGGATGTGGTCGATGCGCATCAATTCGACCGGAGCGGGGCACTCAACGGACCCGGTCCCAAGCCCACCCAGTAGGAACTATCATGGCAAATATCCGCACGGATGAGAAATATATCGGCGGAATGACCCTCCACAACCTTGGTCACAAGCCCGTGACTGTGTACTCCAATGCGGAACGCCTGAAGGTCATGAAGGACCGTGGGTTGCAGGAGTGCGTCTATCACGTTGACGGCGACAAGCACGCGAGCCGGTTTGATATCGGGATGCCGCCTGGAGTAGATGCACGACCGTTTTGTATGTTGAACGAAGAGGAACAAGCTGCTCGCACCGCTGAATGGTGGGGTTCTGACAAACCTTAGCCATCTGTAATATGTCCGTCACCTATATAACAGGTGATGGGTTCCAACGCCAACCACAAAGCCGCTCGACGGCGCAAACGTGAGCAGGGCATTTGCGTTCAGTGCCCCGCCCTCGCGATTGCAGGAAAGAGCCTGTGTGACAGATGCCGCATTCTGGCTGGTGAACGTGACCAACGGTACAGGCAACGTGTCGGACCCCGTGCCGGAGTCGCCGGTCAGTGTACGAGATGTGAACAACCATCTCGACCGGGGCGGCGGCAGTGTGAGGCGTGTGCTCGTCGGAACGTCGCATACCAAAAAGAATATGCGAAGAAGCAGCGCACACGAGTCTTAGAACATTACGGTGGTCGGTGTGTGCGTTGTGGTGAGAACCGATGTGAATGTTTGCGCTTTCATCACACGAATCACGACGGCGGTGAGCAGCGTCGGAATGTCCCGCTCCAACACAATTTCCCTTACTACGCCGAAACACACGGCTATCCCGTAGATATCGAACTTCTG